GGCAGTGGTGAGAAGATGCGTAAGGTTGGGCAGAAGGGTGCGCCAACTGCAAAGAACTTCAAGCAAGCCAAGAGGAAAAAGCGATGAAACGTAAGTTTGCAAAGGTTCCTAAAACAAAGGGCGGTGTGCCAAAGAAATATGTTCGCGGTGCAAAGAACCCAAAGAAGCGTGAGGCAGAGATCAAACGCACTGCCAAGCTGTATCGTCAGGGCAAACTGACCCCAGCCATGATGGATCGTATTAGCAAACAAAGGAGTCGCGGATAATGTCTAGGTTTGCAAGCATCTCAGGCGCATCACGGTATTCTAAAACAACTCTTAACAAGGTCTACAAGCGTGGGCTAGGTGCATACTATTCATCAGGCTCTAGGCCAAAGGTATCAGCGCATCAGTGGGCTATGGGTAGGGTAAAATCTTTTGTGTC